TATTAGAACGAACCTTAGTATAATCAATATGTGATAGGCTCGCAATTCTTTCGCCTACTTTACTCCAAATAACTTCTAAATACGCACCACCAAAAAGTTCAATATCAATCGAAACCTTACGGGTTAAATCGGTCAGCGTTTCGTACTTATTGGGTTTTTGAATAAAGGCTTCAGCATTCGCGTCGGGTTCTTTTGTCGCCCATCCATTGCCTGTTATGTAGTTTACCTTACCGCGCACAATTGCGTTATGCTTTGCGCTCTTATTGTATAAACTTAACAGGTAATTAGGATAATCGTTCCTTTCGCCAAACTCAATATATCCCTGCCCTTTCTTTTCCCGATATTCGGGTTGCTTTGCTTCTGCAAAACTTAATATTACTAAATTATCCATCATCGTACTATAAATGTATTATTTGGTTCGTAAGTCGTAAAGTTAAAAGCCGTAGCTTCATCCAATCGCATAATGCCAGTTTCTAATTTGCTGGTAGCTAACGCAGGGTTCGTGTTGCTTGTTGAGGTTTGCTCGTAAATCTCGTATTCCCATTCGCCACTATCGTACGTTTGAAAATATGTATTGGTAACTATCGAAAATTCATCGTAGCGTTCTTTGTGTGTCGAAATATTAGCCGCTTGCAATAAAACAAAACTTCTTATGATATTGCTACCCCTATGCGTAAACACGAAAAGATAATTAGGGTTCGTTAAGGTTTGCTTTTCCTTTAACGTCAATATAATAGTGTTAGTTTGCCCTTTTCTAAGATATATCATACCACTAAATAGAATTAGCGTGAGATTTTACCAAAAAAAAGCCACCCCGAAAGGGATGGCTCTAATCTACCTACCTATTACGAACTACGAAAGCAATTAGGAAACAAGACCTGCAATGATACCGCTATTCACTTCGGGGGCAAGTTCTTTCTCGCCACCTGTAAATGTAAGCGTGTAACCATTTCTGTCGCCTTGTGCAGTTCCTGTCGCAGACGTTCCGCCTGTTACATCGAGACCTGTAAATCGACCCAACAACCAATATTTGTCGTTAGCATCTTGAACGACTGCCATCAATGTATTTTTAGCCAACAACAAGATTTCGTTTCTTGTATTGGCTTGCAGTTTGTTAAGAACAATCGAAAGTTCCTGAGCGTAAAATACAGTACCATTCTCAACTGAACTTGTGATAGTTTCAGTCAAAGCACCTGTGTTTTTTACTAACTCGTATTTGTAGAATACCTTACCCGCGCCCTTGGTAATAGCTGAAACGATACCAGAAGCCTCGGTAACTGAAGCCACGTTAGCGTGAGCAATCAGCCACACGGCTTTGATACCGCCTAAACTTTCCCGACAATCGAGTGTGTATCCTTGTGTTAAAGCACAAGCCATTTGTTAATTTTTTATATTGTTATTAAAGAGTGGGTAACCCCGAAAGATTACCCACCTTATTATTACAGAGTGAACTTCACTACTTCATCAGGGAACGCAAAGTTTACGCCCATCTTGAACTCGCTTACGAAACGAACTTGGTCAGCTTCTTTAGCGTAGAACAATTCAAATCTTTCTTCTTCGTTCAACAGGTCTGTACCGATGAACAAATTAGAAAGGCGCATAGCGTACAACTTATTAGTTCCGTTCAGTCCTTGTACGGCAACAACCTTGATAGTTGTAGCAGGCAGGATGAACTCGGTGTCAGCCTTAACATCAATTGAGTAATTGAAGCTATTAGCAGCACGCAGAGCAATCAAGTAAGTACGGAAAACATCCATACCGCAGAAGATTGTCATATCTTCTTTAGAAACAACAGTAGCGGGGATAGCTTGATAAATAGCATCGAATACGGCAATCACGTTAGTTGAAGTGATTGAAGTAGCTACTGAAGCAATGTAAGGGTTAGCGTTAGCTTGAACAGGACCTGAAGCAGCGTTAACCAGCTTAATCAATCCATCAAAGTTGTTGAGGTTTACGTTACCGCTGGTAGTATCGCCCTGCCACAAAGCAGTTTCAAGTTGTGAAGCGATTTTGTCAGCTTTACGAGTGGTGTAATCTTCGGCGAATACGATGCTATCGTAACGGCTTCCAGCAGGAAGTGCCTTTTGAAGATACTTTGCTTCCAAATCTTTGGGGCAAAGGCTCTCGTTAATCTTAATCTTACCTACGGTTACAGTACGCTGAGTGAAAGTAGTTGTACCTGAGGCGTTGAAGCCGCAAGATGAACCACTTTGGAAAATAGCGTCAGTATCCATAATGTTAATGGTTTCGGCTGATTTTACGCCTACCATTACGTTACCTTGGTCTTTAATCAAACCAGCGGTTTTGCTTCCAAGAACGGAAGAAGATACCAACAGAGCTTCATTCTCTTTGGTATAGTTAGCTAATGCATCTACATTAAAAGCCATTGTTATTAAATTTTAATTGTTTGAAAAATTATTTCTTTGCGTACAAATTGAGAAAACGTGATACTTTGTCGTTCTTGCTTTCGAAGTGCTTTTCAAAAACTTCTTTAGGTTGTGTAGGCTCGGCTGAAGGAGTTTTAGTCAGTTCGATAACTACATCGGTCAGTTCTTGAATAGCTTGTGAAAACTTAGCAGATTGCTCAGCCATCATAGCTTTTTCATCTTCTTTCTTCTTTCCGTACTCGGCAAGTTGTGCTTCCATTTCGGATACTTTCTTTTTCAAAAGTTCAACTTCGCTTACGGGTTCTTCAACAGGAACTTCGGGGCTTTCAATTTCAACGATTGTTGAAGCTTCATCAAGGGTAATCATAGTACCATCGGCAAGTTTATGCTCACCAGCGGGGGCGGGCATTTCGTTACCAGCTTCGTCAACAATAGAAACCTTACCACCAAGTTCAAGTTTGTCAATCATTACTTTTGCTCCACCCTCGAGTACATACTCGGCAAGAGCAACGGCAACAGGTGCTTGCGCTTCCGCAAACATTGCCTTGATTTTCAAAAGTGCTTCTTGTGCAGTCATAAAATTTATTGATAAATAGTTATATACATCGTTGATTACCATATAGACAAAAAAAGGGAGTGTAGAAACACCCCCTTTCCTAAAACCAAACTATGAAAAACCTAATCTACTTGCTTTAAGATTTCTATGATATCCGACATCATTTGTTCCTCAATTGTCTGCGGTTTAGAGTAATTAAATATCCCCTCAACCGAAAACCCTTTTACCTTGCCATCTTTTATCATATTCCAAACTTCCTCATTCTCAACCTTAAAAGAACCAAACCACGAACCCTCTTTTACATCTTCAAAACCTTTCATCGGTTTAATACCTCTTTTCTCATCTACTATCCAACTCTCAAACATCGTTACCCCATCCATCACTTGCCCGCTATCGTGCATCAAATTTACGTTATTCTGATAACCTTTCTTGAAATATTTTTGCGCAATCTTTTTTATTGTGTCTTTCCCAAACACAACGTAATACTCGCCATTGCCATCGTTTCGATAAATAGGCGTATCGGCAAGCATTAAAGCACCTGTAATAATCCTTTCTTCTTCATCTTGTATGGAGAAACTTAGCCTTTCGATTTGTTTAAGTTTGCTTTCTGCCCAACTGAGCGCACTTGCACCACCCCAAGCGTCGTACATCAATTGCCCGCAGCCATCGCCATAACCTTTTGAGGTTTCCGCGTTTTCTTTATGTCTGCTTAGAAAAGAGTACATTCTGCGTATGGTTTCAACGCTGATAGGCTCGCCTTTCGCTAATTGATTGGCTCTTTGCTTACCTACTGGAGTGCCACAAGAACCCCATCCGTTTTCTTCTGCCCAATCCAATGCGTTTTGAGCATTGTTCTTTACGGCATCGGGGTAATCGGAGTAGCTATCTTGAAACGCTAAAAAGGCTTTTTCAATAGCGGGTCTGTCAACCAAGGCAACGAAATCTACTTCCACGTTGCTTTCTAAATCTTCAACTATGTCTAAACGATATATCGGTAATTCTTTTTCCATAATCTTAAATAGCGTTTTATCCTAATCTTGCCGCTCTGTTAATCCTGCGTATTCTTTCTTGGTTGTTAGTTACGTCACTTTCAATTACATAGGCTCTATTAGTTGCTGAACCCATTTGTTGTATTGTGGCGGCATCTAATTGTGTTCTTGTGTTTACCAAAGGTGGTTCGGGCGATATTGGCGCACCAGCAGAACCACGCGGTAACGCAGAAGCACCACCAACGCTTTGACCCGAACCTTTAATTTGTTGAATACCTTTTGTAGCGGCTGCAATACTTGACGCAATTGAAATAGCGGCAGAAGCAGTATTGATACCAACAAATGGTTGACCAGCAGTTAAAGGAGTAGCTGCTACTGCTTTTGCGTTAGCTACTGCGGTATTTGATATTATACGAGCGACAGAACTGGCTTGTTCTGCGACAATTGCGGCAATTTGCAATGCTTTATTTTGACCAGCTACGTTACGTAATAAACCAGCTAAATTACTTGATAAATCAATATAACTGTTTTGTATATCTAATCTTCTTTGTGCTGCTTCTTCTTCGTTGCGTATTATTTCTGCATTTGCATTTTGCGTACTCTCTATTTGAAATTGTAATGCTTCTAAATTATTTTGAATGCGTTGGTTGAGAAGGTCTTTTTCTTTTTCAACTCTTTCTTTTTCTTTTTCGGCTTGTATCTTTTTTCTTTCTTCATCTTTTTTATCTAAGATATCAAGTATTTTATCTGCTGCATCAATTCGTTCTTTTAACCTTTCAATTCTGCGTGCTTCAATTGCATCTTCTAACGCTGCATCTTCTTGTTGTTTTTTTAACGCTTCGTCCGCAGCTTTTTTTCTTGCTTCTTCTGCTTTTTTAGCTTGTTCTTCGGCTAATTTATCTTTCCTTTTTTGTTCTTGAATATCTAAAACTTCTAATTGCGAAGCCAGCTTAATTCGTTGCTTTACTTCTTCATCATTAAGTTCCTCGCCACGCTTTAACTTTTCAGTAGTTAATCTAAGTTCATTTTGTATTCGTTCAACGCGTTTAGCATAAATTTCATCTTCTTTACCGCCTAACGCTTCGAGTTTTGATATTTGAACATCAATAACATCGTTTTGGTTTTCTATTTCCTTTGCTAATGCTTTTTGTGCGTCGGCAGCCGCCTTGCTACTTTCATTCCATTCAATAATCTTGTTTATCAATAAGCCAATACCAACAACAAGCGCACCAATACCTGTTGTAATGATAGCCGCGCGCAACGCCTTAAACGCAACACTCGTAGTTGTTACCGCAATACCGAAAGCACGTTGAATAGCAGCGGCAGCGATTGTGGCTGCGTTATATGCCTTTTGAAAGATATTTACATTCCTAATTACCGCGCCAAGTTGTTTGAAGCTATCAATACTTTCGCCAATTGTTTGTAAACCTTGCGAAATAGCCATTGCAGATTGAACCTTTAACAAGGTCTTTTCCACTTTGTCGCTTTCTACACCTACCAATCCCAACGCACCTTGCACGGCAGCAAAACCACCAGCAACACCTGCAAGCGTTGAAGTAAACGCCCTAAATTTAGCGTCTGGGTTAAATGCATCGGTCAAACTCTTAGCATCCCCGATAGCA